GTGATGATAACTCGTTGTCTATATAGAAACGACGTTCCCAAAGTTTGCACCATAAGCTACCTAAATTAGGTAAAACTTCATTTAGTGCATCCTGATATAGGAATCGAGGAATTCTGTCACTCGCGTCACTTAAGTCGCTAAAACCGTAAAAAGTTTGGTTATTTTCGTGCATGCGTTTCGCTACAGATGCAATCTTATCGTGATCGAACGTGCAATCTTCTGGGATTTTTCTCAGAATGTTCATAAGTAAATCATGAACGGGTTTAAGAATTTCCTGTGTGATTCCGTCGACGATAGCGGCTACTCGACATTTAAGTTTTCCGTATTCTTGAATATACAGAAGACGTCCAACTTCGGGCTTCTTTTGAAATCTATGTTCTAAGCCTTCTAAAGGTAGAAAGCGGTCATCAAAGACTAGAGAAGTCATGCCATATAGTCCGTGTGCAAAAGCCTTTAAACTATTCAGTTCGGCTGGGTTTATCTGTAATGCATACGAATCGACTAATCGGCTCGCAAATGCGTTACCATTGGGCCCTGCTTTACTAGATAAGTAATACTTTGGTAGCTGAGGTGATTTGTGCTTGATGAACTTCGGTAGTCCGATCTTTCGGATATCCGACGCGAGGCCATTGGATATTTCCTTGGAAATTTCCACCTTAGTGTCTATCGAAGCGAGTTCAGTCGAGCAGACGGTAATAAAAAGTTGTTTTAAACCAATTAAGGTCATTATCAATCTTTGTACCTCTACTTTTTCAAGGTCGAAGTGCGATTTTAATCTACGTTTAACCCAGCGTAAGTAGTTGCCCTGCCGAACGAGCGCAAAGTCCGCATTAGGATCATTAGCCAGCAAATGATTAACTAGCTGTTTCTCCATCAACTTTAAATAGTTGATAACAAATCGCGCCCCACCTCTAGAGTATAGATGGAAAACGTAAGATACCAAACTATCTAGTTGTTGTGGTGTGAATGAACCAGCGAACAACGTTTGTGTCAGTTGTTTAACAACACCCGGACTTGCCCCTGGGGACAGGCCTTTTACAATGGTCTTCAAGGTTTTCACCTTGGCAATTTGTATTTTATTTCGAATTGTCATTGGAAACGATGTGGGATGTTGGGCTACCTGAGAAAGCGTAACCGAACTGTGGTTCTGACTCTGTAATAGCAAAGCAGTTTTAGCAATAGTTCACCAAAAGATGCAATGCCCTTTAAACAGG